TTGACTTTGTTTGTAAGGGTACAGTAGATGAAAAAATTTTACTTGCTCTGAAGAACAAGGTTGACATAGCCAGTCAAGTTATGGGTGATGAGCTTAAGACTTGGATTTCATAGCTCTTCTAGTTCTAGGGTTTGTTTTTTTATTACCTTTAGTTCTAGCAGCAGCTAATAAGGGCACTGCAACAGCAGCTTGAATATTAAAAACTTTTTTAGCTTTTCTATTAGATTCTTTAAAAGCTTCACGCCTTGTTTTGAATTTTTTACTTAAAGGACCTTTTGGTTTCGCATCTAAAGTTTTTTTTATTAATTTAGGTAATGCCTTACCAAATCCCCTTAATGCAATACCAACAACACCCATTAGTTTGGCCTTATGTTATATCCTAGACCTTTAGTGGCTGCTCCGCCACCTCTAGCTTTACCTCTTACGATACCACTTACAGGACCGCCATCTTTTAAACCTTGTGCTTTTAACTTTGCAGTGGCTTCGGCTAGACCGCCGTCTTTCTTTTTAATTACGCCACGGCCTATTAGTATGTCTTTTTTTGTAACTTTGCCGTCACCACTTAAATCAGGAAATTTTTTCTTAGCCATTACTTTGTCCTTTCTTGTGCAAACTTACTAGCTTTTGCTTTTTTACCAGTCTTTAACATATTTTGAAATTTTTTTTGTTCTACAGGGCTCATTCTTCTTTTAAGAAAAGACGGAACTTCAATATCTTCCATAGGTACATCAACTTCTGTAGTAAGATTTTCTACTACAGGATCACGATCTTTACCTACTTTAGGCTTAAAACCTGTAATAGTTTGAGGTCCTTTTCTCTCAAAGGTGTTCTTTTTTTTCTTTTTTAAAAGCTTTGTAGCTGCACTTATTAATCCCATAATTAATCCTACCTTTATTCTTTGTAGTTGGCAACAATTGATGCAAGTTCTTCACATCTATTTGGTGTCTGTTTATGCCAACGACTGTCTTTCATCTGGAAAGCAGCACCTTCCCAATCGCCTTCTTTCATGCACCTAAACATGTTTTTAAACTTAGAGACACCATTTTTTCCTAGTTGAAAGCACATGTTGACCAAGACTTCACCTATAACCTGAGGTAGATCGTGTCCAATCTTCTCAGCTAGTCTATATCGAAGAGTTCTTCTACCTCTTCCATACTAATCTCTACTCCTTCTGCATATCTTTCTCTTTCATGCGGAAGTATAAGGTGGCCTATGGCAATAGTTGCCTTGCCTAGTGTGTCCAAATACATGGTCGTACGTACGCCTTCATGGTGACGTACCTGGTCTTTGAGTGAATCAGTTATTTCAATCATATGTCGTAACTTTTATTTATAGTCAATATTCCTGCTGGTTTCAACATATTAGCATCCATTAAATTAGGTATACCTCCACTGTCCTGTGGCATCGGGTCAAAAAATCCATCAATGAAAGGGTTTCTTTGACCTGGTATTGCTGGGTTAGGCATAAAAGGTAGGACCGGTAAAGCTTCCATGGGATTAATTGTAGGGGTTGTAAATAAAAAATCCTGTTCTACATTACCAGGTCCTAACACATTAGTTAAATTTTCTGCAGTGCTATCAAAGTCAGGTTCGCTTGAGATAGGTTTATCGCCTCCTGGAACAGGTATTGTCTGAACATTTTGTTCTCTCCTTTGAGTCAACATTCTTTCATCAGGCAACTCAAACTGTTTTGGTCCTCCTGGTGGTCCTTCAGCTAATAATTTTTCAGCAGGGTCACCACCCTGATTCATATTAATTGGAACTACTCTTACTGATCCTACTCCACCATCAAGTTTCATTATAATGTCCCTATGCCTCTGTTTAACATCTGTGTAGCAAGTGCATCATCTAATGTGCCTAATGCTAATTGATTTCTAACATTAGCCTGCATCGGCACTTGCATATTTGGTTGTAGTGATACATCAGGTCTAGGTGTGTCGCCCAGATTAGCATCAAACTGAGGTTGTAATCTATCTTCTATCTGTTTTTTTATTTGTGCCTCTTCGCCTGTAAGATATCCACGAGCACCAAACATTCTGCTCATCATTTCAAACTGTTGATTTCTTGCAGGTTTTGCCTCTACCTGTGATTGTGGTTGCTTCATTAAACTCAATATAGATTGTTCTACTTGATTTACAAAATCCAATTGATCTAAATCTGCCTCTGTAGGCAGTGTCGTATTAGCCCAGTCTAATAAAATTTGTTTATTTTTTTCTGATATTGTAAATGGTGCAAGACTTTCTTTTGTATCACCAGGTTTGCCAACAACTCTAGCAACACCCGCTCTCTTCGCCACATCTAGTCCTGTGTCAGCTAAAACTTCTGAAAACGATTTTAAAACTTTTGGATCTGTTAAAATACTAGAACCATATCTTAAAAGTAAAGGCACCATCAATACAGGTAAGCCAAAGCCTGCTGCTGTAGCTCCTGCTTGCACACCACCAAATAATAATAAACTTTTAAATCCACCTAATGTTACACGTCTTTGCACAAAAGATGATGGGTCTGTGACTGTAAAGCTACCTGACTTTTCTGCTATATCTAAGAATCGTTGTATGTCTTTTATTTTTGTGCCTGTGCCTTCAAGGGCAATTTCTAATGCAGCTCGACCGTCAACATCGTTTAGACCTAAATTATCTGCAAACTTCTTTGGGTCAAAATCAACAGTTCTAAATCTATATACATCTGCATTATTTTTATAACCTAGTTTGTAAACTTGTTCTGGATCTAGCTTTGCTAAGTTTTTATAATCATCAAATGTTTTGGCTACAGGTAATCCAGTAAAGGCATCTTTTAAAGCCTGATCATATATTTTTCTAATGATTTGTTTCTTACCTGCATTTGGTGCCATGGACATAACTGTTTGTTCTACTTCAATTTGTTTACCAAAGTTAGGGTTTGGGCTACCGTCAGGTAAGTTAGCGTTATTATCTAATTCTTTGACTTTAACTTTAACTGGTACACCTTCTTTAAATCCTGCTTTTCTCCATGCTTTTAGATTTGCGTTAGGAGTTTTAGCTAGTCGCATCATTGCTCCCATCAAGTCAGGATCAGTCTTCGCCATTGGTAGTAAAGCATCTAACATTTGTTTTGGTGATAAAACTCCTTCACTAATGCTTTGTGGACCTGGTGAAAAGATTTGTGCGTTGACTAACTTATACTGATTTGCTACGGGTCCTTTATATTTAGGCATTACCGCAGACAAATATGCATTTGCCCTAGTTAATTTTTCCATAGCGGTATCAAAAATTACTTTATCAGTGCCACTAAGATTGGTTAGTTTGCTAGAGTCTTGCTCTAAAGCTAATCTTAATTGTGATATTCTAGCTCCCTCCTCTATAGGCACTGTGCCTTTGCCCTCTACTTTAAAATTAGCTTGAAAGTCCGATAATAGTTTTTGTAAAGTTCTGTATTGTTGTACTGTCACTCCATCAGGATCTAGCTTACTTAAAGTCCTATAGAATTCTGTAAAAGCTTTCATTGAACCATCACCAGGAAACCTAAAATCGTACCCCTGTGTCCCTGGTTTGGAAGATACTAAAACATCTTGAAACTCATCAGCTAATCTTTTTACTGTGTCTAATTTAATAACCTTTTTGCCATCTAGTTTTTCTGCGTATTTACCAAATGATTTATACAAAGCATCAGAAACAAGCAAGGTATCTTTGTATTCTGCTCTTGCTAATTGCATCATATCACCACCAAGAGATGCCATTGTTTGCAGCGGTGCAAAATTATCTAAAGCTGTTCTAAAATATTGTCTAATACCCTCTTGTGTTCCTTCACCCGCACGTCTAAATGGTGTACCAACGTATGGAAACACACCTAAAACTTTTGAGTAACCTTTCCAAAAGGCACTGTTAGTAGCTTGTATAATACCCAGCGGCATACCGTAAGTTTCCGCAACCTCTAACATTTTTTTATACTCTGGATTTTTATTATCTAAGCCAAATAATATTCTACCAACAGCAGGTTTAAAATTTTTGATTACTGGTCCGAGGGTCATGGCACCTCCACTAAATGCTAAGTTCAAATAAGCATCTTTTAAAAACTTTGCGTTTTGTAGCTCCCTATCTTCTAAGGGTAGATCATTAAGGTGTCTTAAGACTTGATTTGTTAATTCATAAATTTGTCCACCAGCAGTCGCACCTAATGCATCCGCGGCAAGTATAGCGGCAGCTTGACCACCCGGGCCTGTTGGAGTCGCCAAAAGTCCTG